TATGAAACTACCTAAGATTAATTATGAGGATCTTCCTAAAGAGGTTAGAGAACTTGTAGGAGAAGACTTTGAGTTTGAATCTCTTGCAGATGGTAACTATGCAGTAGATTTTCCTGTCACATCAGACAGATATAGATCTGAAAGGATGACTAGTGCAGAGAAGTATGTTAAGTTTAAAAAGTATGATGAGATGACAGCAGATATCATGAAGAGATATGAGAGTGGTGCTATCACTAAAGAACAAGGAGATGTCTTATGGGCTAAAGCAAACGAATTGCTAAATAGTATTTTAAAATCGTAACATAACTTAATTCAATGAACGATCTAGTAGTAGACTCATTCCCAATATGGAAAGCAATCGTTTGGGTTTTTTATCCAATGGCTGCTCTTGTTATGGTTGAATTGCTACTCAGAGCATTCAATGATGACGATGATGATGACGGTGGTAAGGGAATCCGTATACAAACACCCAGTTATGCAACTGTCCCATCAGGGGCTTGACAACTTATGTAAAGTTATGTTATTATAAATAATACTTAACAAAGGACTCGAAATTATCGTAACCCTGTGTTGAATGAAACCACTTCCCATGTCGGGGAAGTTATCATCCGCAGGGTCTTTTTGTATCCTTGCGAGACACTTAAAAAACAATCATGTCTATCAAATCAACAATCGCTGCAGTAGCAGCATCTCCATTCCTTCTCGCTGGTGCAGCTTTTGCTGGTCCATACGTGAATGTAGAGTCTAACCTTACTTATCCTGATGGAGACTATTCTGCAGCAACTACAGACGTACATATCGGTTACGAAGGTACAGTAGGTGCTGAAGGTAAGATCGCTTACTATGTCCAAGGTGGTCCTTCATTAGCACACACAGAAGCTGCTGACGATACAGAAACAGAACTTTCTGGTAAGATCGGTGCTTCAGTTCCTGTTTCTGATGATCTAGGCGTTTATGCTGAGATCTCTGGTGCTACATCAGGCGAAGACAGTGACGGAGATACAATCCGTAACTGGGGTGCTAAGCTAGGTGCTAAGTTCACATTCTAAATAGGATTGAGACATCGTTCGTGCGGTCTCTACAATCGGAACATACAGGAGGGGTTGCGACCCCTCCTTTTTTATGCTATAATTTCAAAAACAATATGTTCTTATGAATTTTACTGTATACACACGTGGTGGTTGTCCATACTGCACACAAGTTAAGCAGGTACTATCAGCTAAGGGATATACTTTTACCGAGAAGGTATTAGATCAAGATTTCGGAAGACAATCATTCTATACAGAGTTTGGATCTGGATCCACATTCCCTCAAGTAATAATGGATGGTAAGAAACTTGGTGGTTGTACTGACACAGTGAGATATTTGAGAGAACAAAATCTCATCTAAATAAAAATAGCTGGGAGATACTTATGGAAATTGCACTCGTTGTACTAGGAATAGTAGGTGCTTTTATACTTGGTATTACGGTATCATGGTTAGCAAAAGGATACGTTGAAGATTACATCGAAAACGCTGCTTATGCTAAGGGTGTGATTCATCCAGAAATGCTGGATGAAAATGGAAACATCATACATGATGAGTTAATCTATCTTCGCACAACCTATCCCGAAGAAGACTTAGAAGATGACACTGAATGATTTGGATTTAAACTATGGCTAAACAAGCAACATATAATAGTGGTAGCAAACTATTAATTTCTGAGGTTCTTAGAAAGGTTAGTAATGCTAAAACTAAAGCAGAAAAAATTAAAATACTCAGAGAAAATAACTCGTCAGGTTTACGTCAGATACTGATTATAAACTTTGATGATTCTGTTATATCTCTGATGCCAGAGGGTGAGGTACCATACACACCTAATGATGCACCTGTAGGTACTGATCACACACGACTAGAGCATGAGTCTAAAGGATTCTATAGATTCTTTAAGGGTGGTGCTAAACTTCCTTCTTTAAGAAGAGAGTCTATGTTTGTACAACTCTTAGAAGGACTCTCTGCTGAAGAAGCAGAACTTCTTGTCCTAGTTAAGGATGGACAGTTAAACAAAAAGTATAAGCGTATCACTAAGGCAGTAGTGTCTGAAGCGTTTCCATCTATTCAATGGGGTGGTCGTTCTTGAAGATTCTTCATGCGAATTGTGATCCTAAGATGGCAGATGATAAGTCGTTACCTTATACTGCTTATCTTGTTCATTACATGGATGACAATGGAAAAACACCCAAGTATGATTTAGTAATAGCAGATTCTGAAGTTAGAATTTTTGATTATTACTATGACTTATATAAGAAAGGTTTAAAATTTTTCAAACAATCTAATGGTAGAGCCAACCCTAAATTATGGACAGCAGCCCCTTCAAAAAATTCCAAAAAAGAAAACAAACCAAAGAACAAAAAGCAACCACCGTCTACTTAGATCGTAGAGCAGAGGAGAAGGTAGAAGAGGAAGAGGTTACACCGAAGCCTAGATCTACTGCTAACAAAGTTGGTGTTGTAATTGGTGCATTAGTTGTAGTTCCTGTAGGGTTTATGCTATTATGGAATTGGTTAATGCCAGCAATCTTTGGTCTCCCTGTAATAGGTTACTTTAAATCGTGGGGATTGCTATTGATGTCTATTATTTTATTTAAGAATGTTAAATCATGAGTAAAGTATGTTTAATCTCTGTCACTCCTGACGCTGAGAAAACTATTGGATACGTTGCTAGAGTATCTAATCCAAACAACCAAGACAATCCAAAGGTTGCTGGTTTATTAAAGTATTGTATTGAGCATGGTCATTGGTCTATCTTTGAGCAAGCACATATGACGTTGCAGATTGAGACTACACGTGGTCTTGCTGCACAGATACTACGTCATAGATCGTTTACTTTCCAAGAGTTTTCTCAAAGGTATGCTGATAGTAGTATGCTAGGTGATATTATTCCTTTACCAGAATTGAGAAGACAGGATGATAAGAATCGTCAGAATAGTATTGATGATTTAGATCCTCTCATGGTAGAAGACTTCAATCTTAAAATACAGAGACACTTTGTTGATGGAATGAAACTCTACAAAGAGATGCTTGATGCTGGTGTTGCTAAGGAGTGTGCTAGATTTGTTCTTCCACTAGCAACACCTACTAAACTCTATATGACTGGCTCTGTTAGATCATGGATGCACTATATAGAATTACGTTCTTCACATGGCACTCAGAAAGAGCACATGCAAATTGCTGAGTTGTGTAGACAACAATTCATCTGTGAGTTTCCTATCATTGCTGATGCACTTGGTTGGTGTCCAGAAGAAGAATGCGATTGCCAAGTTGAATCTGAAGACCGATGCTTAGATTGGTCAGACCTACAACCTTCACTACGAATAGAATAATGCCTACCTATCCTGTAATAAATAAGAATACTCAAGAGAAGAAAGAACTCTCTATGACAATGACAGAGTATGATCAGTGGAGAAAGGATAATCCTGATTGGGATAAAGACTGGACTGCTGGTGTAGGTGGTGTCACATATGGCAAACCTAAAATGGATGATGGATTTAAAGAGGTGATGTCCAAAGTACAGGAACAACATCCTCGTGCAAACTTGAGTAGGTTTACATAATGCCAAGAGCAAGAAAGAAAACTAACGGTAACGGTAATGGTAAAGCAGCCATTAGCGGCATGAGCCCGAAGCACATGAAAAGAAAGAAACCTATTGATAGTTCCTATATGGTACCTATCAAACCATTAACACCAAATCAAGAGATTGTTTTTGACTCTTATAATTCAGGCAAAAACATACTATTGCATGGTGCTGCTGGTACGGGTAAGACTTTTATTACATTGTATCTCGCATTAAAGGAAGTACTTGACGAAACTACACCATATGATAAGATATACATTGTAAGGTCTTTAGTTCCTACTAGAGAGATTGGTTTCCTACCAGGTGACCATGAAGATAAGTCCATGCTTTATCAGGTACCTTATAAAAACATGGTAAGGTATATGTTTAGTATGCCTGATGACAATTCATTTGAAATGTTATATGATAACCTCAGAGCACAGCAAACAATTAGTTTCTGGTCTACAAGTTTTATTCGTGGTGTTACTCTTGATAATGCTATTGTTATTGTAGATGAATTCAGTAACTTGAATTTCCATGAGTTAGATTCTATGATTACTCGTATAGGAGAAGACTCTAAGATTATGTTCTGTGGTGATGTAACTCAATCAGATCTTACTAGGGAGCATGAGAAGTCTGGTATGTCAGACTTCATACAGATACTACAATCAATGCAAGACTTTACTTGTGTGGAATTTGGTATCGATGACATAGTTAGATCAGGTCTTGTTAAAGCCTATCTAATTGCCAAATATAATCTAGGTTTCTAATGCCGTTTAATTTTATTGATGTATCGCTCAAAGAGATTGATGTTGAGCCAGTGAGTGAGAATGGGGTAAGGTTTTACCCTATACCAGGTGCTGATAAATACTATCCAAGTGTGACATCAATCACATCATTTAAAAATGCTGCTTTCTTTGCTGGTTGGAGAAAGAAGATAGGTGAAGAGGAAGCTAATAGAATTACAGCACGTGCTACACAAAGAGGCACAGCATTTCATTCGCTTGCTGAAGATTATTTCAAAGATGATTTGAATACTGATAGATACTTGGCAAATAATCCATTGTCTGTTAGAATGTTTCAGTCGGCCAAGACTACTCTTGATCGCATTGATAACATTCACTGCTTAGAAACTTTCTTATACTCACATTACCTTGGACTCGCTGGTCGAGTAGACTGCATTGCAGAGTTTGATGGTGAGTTAGCAGTGATTGATTTTAAAACTTCAACTAAAGAGAAGCAAGAACAATACATCGAGCACTACTATGTGCAAGAGACTGCATACGCAGCAATGTTTCTTGAAAGATCTGGTATTGAAGTGAAGAAGATCGTTACATTAATTGCGGTTGAAGATGGTTCAATCCAAGTATTCCAAAAGTATAATCTTGATGACTATTTACAATTGCTTAAATCCTATATCGAAGAGTTCTCTAATGCCAAAGGATAAGAAAAAAGATAATCCTGAAGAGAACTTCATGACATCTGCAAAGTTTTCTATGGAAATTGAAAGGTTAGTTAAAACCAGTAATGGTTTGATATCATACATTGAAGCAGTAGTTACTTACTGCAATGAAAATGATCTTGAAATAGATAGTGTCCCAAAACTTTTATCTAAACCATTGAAAGAAAGACTGAAGCATGAGGCACAGAAATTTAATTACATGAAAAAAACATCCAAAGGAGTATTACCTTTATGACTTTCTTCCAGTCAGACCAAGTGCAAACAGATTTGCAAAGTATATTTGATACTTATCAATACGTTGCTCATAAGACAGCACAGTTAGGTAAGATGAAACAATCAGATAGGTTAGAGCATATAGATGACTGTAAAGTTTTAATTGATAAGCAAAGAACATTTTATACACGTTTATCATTGTCTGCTGCAGAAGATCCAGAGGCAGCTGATATGAAAGAAAGAATTAATGCATTGACTAATGCATTTGG